GTTTTTTAGGGGTACAACTTCCTAAGAAATCAGACCCCCCCCGTGTATCTATCGTGTAAACTAAATCTTATTATTCATTTTGTGGTGGTAGTCTTGGTTCAACTATTGGACGATATATAATCATAGCAGTTAGATTGTCTTGATATATTATTTCATTTACGTATTGATGATTATCTTTCAACCATTCATTAATATCTTTCTCTAACATACGAACATCTGACCCACGAAACATTTTAATCTTTGTTTCATATCTTAGTATTTGTCTTATTGGTCGGTGTCCTTTAATAGCTATATGATTGTCTCTCGCTATTAGAATCCTTATGAATAGCACTATGACTAATACAGATAATATTGCTATGTATGCCCACTCTATTGATATGTTCATCGCTTATCGTCCTTTGAGTATCCACAAGTTATAGTTATTTCTCTTTTATGGTCTTCTGGATTGTATCCATAACTTCTCTTCACTATATTATCACTAAGTTCTTCTACTAATAGCCTCCCGATCTCTATATCTTCTATTAGTATTTTTAACTTACCTATTGTTATTTCTTTTGCTTCACTATTGCTTAACATACCACTCATTACTTATCTCCCTTAATTTACATAAGCAAACTGAGTATTCAATCTACTAAGTCCATCCATGATCTCACGCTTATTCATATCCATCATAGCTTTAAACGTATCTTCACTAACTATATCTATCGTTGATGATAGATACACTACTTTAAACTTATGTCCTAATATTGTTCTATCTAGTATATGCATATCTCCATATGTGTCTATGGTTTTTAACTCTGCATACTCTTTTTGCCCTAGTATAATGACAAAGCTATCACCCTCTAATGTTCTTAGCCTATCTTCTATATTGTGTATTAGTTTGCTTTTGTTACTCATGATTCTCTCTCCTGTTTTTCTAATTTAGTTTTCTTACTATGACAAGGCTTACAAAGTGATTGAAGATTATCCAACTCAAAAGCTAAATCTAATCTATCTTGTAACTCTAAGATGTGATCCACTTCTTCAGCTTTAGCATCAATCCCTTTAGCTCTACACATCACACACATAAGCTCATCACGAACTAATGCTTTAACTCTCACATCTTTCCACTTCTTAGAGTTATATATCTTAGCTCTGTCTTTGCTTCTCATGGTTTTATCGTAAGTCTTATTGTTTGCCTTTTTACACTTAGGGCATGATGTGTTTTCTATTGCGTTGTAAAAGCCATGCTTATTGCATATCTTGCGAGTGTTTATTGTTGGCATTTTTCCTTCTTGCTATCAAGATATTTTATTCTTTCCTCTATCTTTTTAAGAAAAAAATCTCCATGGCATGTTGATGCACTATTTGTTATTCTGCTATGTACACTTCTCTCTGCTAGTTTAGCTAATTCTGCCATATTCATTAGGTGGTTTATTACCTCGTCTTCACTATATTCTAGCGGAACATAAATCATATATCTTCGTTGCTTATCTACTGTTGATATGCTGTTGCACTTTTTACATCGGTATGGATATTTCATTTTGTACCTCTACTAATCCCATTGCTATTACTGCTACAAATAGTCCAATTGTTATAATTAAATCTGTTTTTGTCATGATTTTTCTCCTTTTGTTTAATAATCATAATTGCAATCATCATATGGTGCAACCTCTGACTCTACCTCGTGCGAACAATGCTCACAAATCCAAATCCCATCATCATAATCCATCTTAGTAAAATGACACGATGGTTGTTCTTTTTTTAATTCTTTCTCTATTTTATCAGCCATTTCACAATTAACTTCATTCATACCATCCATAATTGCAAATTGTTCTAAATCTTCTTTTGAATGTTCTTTGTATGGGGTTGTTGGTTCTACCTCCATGCCCTCACCTATATCGCATGGTATTTCATTAACTGGTAGTCTACTATTATGTTTATCGTAAAAGTTTTGAAGTGTATCGTTTTGACTTAATCCGCTGAAATCACTCATTGTTGTATTCCTGTTACTTTTACTTCATCTGAAATAGATTTCATTTGTTTTGCAACATCATATGGAGTTTTAAAGTTTGGCATTCCATCTTTTTCTCTTGTGCAATTATTATAGCCATCCTTAAAGCCATCATATAAGTGTTTATCTAGTTCTTCGTCTGTTCTAAAGTTGCACTCATTTAATTTTCTCCACTTTTTACCATCTGATATTTCTAGTGTTGATGGGTCTATTTCGAAAATACTATCAGGTGCTATACTTTCGTCATATTCAATGCTGCCTCTCAAAATAGCATGATATTCTCTTGTATAGCCAGCTTTGCTTTTATAATAAAACCCCTCGATACACTCATCACTATCTATCTTTTTTGCTCTATATATTGGTATATAAGTTTCCATAACTACCACCTTTCACTTGCTGGTATTTGAGTTTGTTCACCTATCGGAATGTCGTTTAAATCTTCCATTGAGTTTATTTGTGTTGGTTTGTCTTGTTTTTGTGGTTTCAATCTGTATGTAGCTGTATGTGTGTACGTATTAAAAAATCCATGTTCTATATGACTTCCCAAAAAAGATACCCATTTTTTAGCAATTTTAACATACTGTTCAATGACTACGCTATTGTCATTAATAACTGCATCGGCTATTGCTTCGTGGTCTTTGTGGATTAATTTATATCCTAAAATGTTTATGATTTCATTTTCTGAAAATATATCATTATCAGGAATTCTTGTGTGAAATTCATAATCATTACCGTCTAATCCTTTCTTTCTAACAATTACATAATCGCCACTTTCATATAGCTTTTTCATTTGTTCAGTTGTCATTTTTTATCTCCATATAGTCCTAGTTTGTTTTGTTGGATGGTGTCTATGATTTTTATGTTTTTAATTCTGTCTCTATATAGATTAAAAATTCTATTAAAATCTTCATTTTGCTTAGATTTTATCTCATACATTGCGTTATTGTCATTGTATGAAAAATATCCAACTCTCTTAGAATGTTCACACTCACATGCTATCTCTAAAATATCGCAATAGCAACCCTCAATAACTTCAAACTCAAACACGCTACAATTAGCATAAATTTTATTGCCTTCTATGTCTGTTTTTTCTATATAGTCATGCTTTGTATAACAAGTGTCTTCAATCTTAGCCCAACCACTATTTAGTTTTATTTCGCCATTTCCATTAAGCAATATGTTTTTTTTGCTTACAAAGAATTTATTATCTTTATCCCATAATCTAGACTCATTCATCTATTATCCTTTTCATCATTATATACAAAGCCACTACAGCTTCCATTCGTCACTACTGGGTTAAGCAAGTTAGTATCCGATATCTTTTTGTGGAAATTTCTCTTGCAAGCCTTGCATAGTCTCATTGTTCCTTTTTTCATACATCCTAGCATATTGAACTCCTAGTTTTTAATTCTCATTCGATATTGTAGTATTATCTACCTTAATGCAAGTTGATGTAAACTTACATTAAGTTATATTAATGTATACTTTCAAATATCGAAGTTAAAAATGATTTATTAAGGAGGTTGAGAAAATGGCTAAGTTAATTAAAAATGCCGATAGTTTATTAAAAAGATTTGAAGATAAGATTTATAAACTATCCATGGAGTTGTTCTAATTGAACTAGGTATTATAGCATAAAGGATTATTATGATTTATGTGTTATTAGTTGATGGGTTAGTGGTGGCGGTTCTTTATTTGTTTAGAGAGTATGCTTAAAAAGATAATCACATATGTGAATCAAAGTTGTTATAACTCTGATTTGATGTGAATAAGTTTAAAATGAAAGTGAGACAATATGCAAGTAGAAACAAAATATAATTTAGGTGAAAAACTTTTTTATCTTAGTGCAGTTAAAAAAATAAAAGAACATGATGTAGTGAGTATTCATGTAACTGTTGATAATGATATAGTTCGCGAGCTTTATACGATGGATAAACAATACGTTGGTGAATCATTAAGTAAAGATGATTTATTTAGAACAAAAAAAGATTTACTATTATCTCTTGAAGATGTTAACGAGGATAAATAGATGGAAATAGCACTACTAGACAACAAAAAAAGCATTAAACAATTAGTTGGGGTAGATACAAATAAATCTATCCTAGAGTCAATAGAAAAAGAATTAGCAAAAAAAGAATACAACTTTATTGTTACTGCTGATGATATTCCAAAAGCTAAAAAGTTATTAGCTGATTTAAACAAAAGTAAAGAGATTATTGATACTTTTCGTAAAACTAAAGCTGCTTCTGAAAGTCTTAATATTAATTTGCTTAAAGATAATTGTGATGCGTATATTAATCTTTTTGATGCAAAGCGTGAAGAGATTAAAAAGAAATTTGAAGTTTTCGAAAAAGAAAAAAAAGCTAAAATCACTAAAGAGTTATCTCTGTATACTGATGAAGCTATTAAAAATGCAAATCTAAGATATGATTTTACAAAAGTTGATACTGCTGATTTGATTGTTTTTGGTTCTGTTACTGCTAAAGGTGCATTGACTAAAAAAGCAAAGGAAACGATTGAAGGTCGCGTTATGGCTTGTAAATCTAAACAAGATAAGTATGATATGCGATTAAAAGATTTAGAGATTGAATCACGCAAAGCAGGTTTAGAAGCTATATTAACGATAACGCATGTACAAGGCATTATTATGCTTGATGATGATAATGAGTACAATGTGAAGTTAAATGAGCTTATATCGTCTGAAATTGAGAGACATGATACTATTAAAGCTAATATTCAAAGAGATGCTAATGAAAAAGCTCAAAGAGATGCACATCAAGAAGTTTTAGATGGTCAAAATCGTATCAATTCTATATTTAATGATATCGCGAATAGGTCTAATCTTGATGTTGATTCAAAGATTGATTTAATATCTAATTATGAGTATGATAAGTTTTCGCAACTTGAAGGTTTTGCTCGTGCTAAAGGTCAAATGGTTATTTCTGAATTAAATGCTTATAAAAATAGTCTTAAACCTACTGAAGTTATTGTTAATGATAAAGAGATTCCAATCACTCACGAAACAATACCAAAAGATACTCCAAAAGTTGAAGATGGAAAAAAGATAGTTAAAATTCAAGCTGTTTTTGAAGTTGAAGTACCTAGTCATGTTCCAGAGAGTGCAGTTTTAGAAAAAGTTAGAAGTAGATTATCTGAGTGTGATATTAATTCTGATACTCTTAAAAGTTTAGAGGTGGTTTAGATGATTGACATAAGTTATAAAATAGAAAATGCTATCTTGTATATTTGTACTACCTGTTTGATATTAGGGTTGTTTTATATGAGCAATAGCTTTCATAGTTTATGGGGATTATTGCTGCTTGTGGCGATAACCTCGCCTCGTACAAAAAAAGAGAGTGTTCATCATGACATTTAATGATGATGATTTTGAAGAAAAGCCAGTTGTAAAGGATTACTTTACAACTGAAAAACCAAATGATGAAGAAAGCTATCGTTTTGCTGATGATGGTAAAACGATAGAGTTTAACAAAATGATTGAGGGCTTATCAAATGAAGACTATCATGGCTTTGGTGGTCTATCCTCAACTAAGTTCCCTTTGATGGATTTATCAATTAGAGCTTTTGAGAATAGAGGTTTATTTGATTTTGATAAGCCTGTTTTTGATTTGGGTAATTTATGTCACGACTGTATATTGTTACCTGATTTAGTGGAAGATGGATATATTGAAAGTCCTACTATTGGATTAGATACGCTTCAAGCTAAACAGATTCGTGATGAAAACCCCGATAAGATGGTAGTAGGTCAAGGTGATATTGAAAAGTATCAAACTATTGCTAAATTAGTTCGGGTTATTGTTCACTTTATCAACTTTGAAACTACAAAAAAGGAGGTTAGTTTTTTCCATAAGCATAAAGAAACTGGATTGATATTTCAGATTCGCCCAGATATTTATAATCCTAAACTTGGGTTATTATATGATGTAAAATCAACTAAAGCAAATAATCATAAAGAGTTTAATAAAATCATTGAAGAGTATAATTATGACCTCTCTATTGCGTTTTATTATGATGTTCTTTTGATGTGTGGTTATAAAGTTAATATTGAATATGTTGGTTGGGTATGTGTGCCAAAAATGAAGCCTAACATCCCTTTTGTTTTTAGAGTTAGTCAAGAACTATTAGAGAAAGGTCGTGAAAAATATCAAAGACTTTTAACTAAGTATATTGATTACAAAAAGAGTGAGCGTGAGTTAGGTGAGGATGACAACAATTTGATTTATTCTGATATAGCTGAAAAACAAGCTCACTCATGGGAATTTAGAAAGGAAAGTTATGTTTAGTGATTTTGAAGTCTATCTATGGGGTGTATTGTTTCCTTACATTTATACTGTGATTAGTATCGAGTTTCATGAAGAATATATGCAAAGATTTAGTGGTTTTTTTGTTTTAATGTTCGTACTTGTATCAAGTGCATTTAGTTGGGTATATTTGGTTGGTATGATTACTTATCAAATATATCGTAAATTTAAAAGATAAAGGAAAGTTATGAGTACAGATATAATAGAAAAAGATGAATGGTTATCTAAAGAGGATAAGTTAATTATCAGAAAACAGTTTTTCCCACCAAGTGCAACTGATGATGACATGAAGTATTGTATGGGTGTTGCTAAAGCATTTAAATTAAACCCTATTTTAAAGCAGATATATTTTGTGCCTCGCGGTTCTTATCATAAAGATCCTAAAGGTGGAAAAGATATATGGATTGAAAAGATAGAACCTTTAGCTGGTCGTGATAGTTTTTTAACTTTAGCACATAGAAGCGGTAAATTTAATGGTATTGAAACTACTGTTGATATTAAAGCTGTTCCAACACTAGAAAATAGCAAATGGGATATCAAAGATGATTTAGTAGCTACTTGCAAAGTGTGGGTTACTGGAATGGATAACCCTTTTATAGTCGAGGTTAATTATTCCGAGTATGTTCAAAAAACAAAAAAAGGTGAAGTAACTAAATTTTATAGTGATAAACCAATTACTATGATTAAAAAAGTTGCTGAGAGTCAATGTCTTAGAAAAGCTTTTAATATATCTGGTCTTTATGATGAAAGTGAGATTAGAAATGATGAACATATCGAGACTGAAATTGTTGAACCTAATGAGATTGAAAATAAATCAAATGATATGAATAAACTATAATGCCCTACTCTATATCACACCATACTAGATTGAATGACAAAAAGCAATCTACTTTTGGAATATGTAAAAAACCTTTTGTAGGTAAAAACAAAAACCGAAAAGGTAGTTTAAAGCCTAGTGCTAAAAATCGTAATCCTTTAGATTTGTATGATTTTTATATTCATATGGTTAAAATAGGTCGTTTAACTGGTTGTGATGCTCATCATTGGATGCCAAAAAGCAAACTAAAGCAAGATATATTCTTAACTTTAGTTCCTTATGATGAACATAGAAAGATTCATGCAAGTGGTAATGGTGTGAGTCCTATGCAGTGGGCTATTAACAAAGGGTTTAATGTTTTAGTTGATGAGTCTATGACTTATCTTGAAGAGTGGGCGAATGATAATGATTTGCCTAGTGAATATTTTGAGCTTATAAAAGATTTGAGAGATAATCCGTTAAACGCTCATGATATTGCAAAAGATTTTATATTTAATAATAGGGGTTTGTGATGAGTAAAACATCGAACATATTAAACGATTTACAAAATGGCATAGTAGTAAATATGCTTAAAAATATTCCTAGATATGGAACGAGCTGCAGAAGTAGAATTGCAGAATTTAGACACAATGGTATTTATATTCTTTCAAGAACTGCGGATCAATCAAGCGGTGCTTTAGAATATTTTATACCTAGGTGTGCAAAAAATATAGGGGCATAAAATGCAAAAGTATCTAGCAATTTTAATTATTATCGTTTGTACCATTTTATTACAAGCTCACTCTATTCCGTTTTGGTTAGAACAATCAGATAGCAATATCGGTTATCTATGGAGTTTTACAATAGAGGGTGTTGCTTTGTGGTTATGGTTAAATAAAAGAATGATATTAGCTACTGTTGCTAGTGCTATTATTATTTTAGTTCCTCTTATGCAATTGAGTAAACCTTTACTAAGCGAGATAAGACTATTAGAAGCAAATATTGAGATTAAAAAACTTAATAGCTTGTCAATATCTCAAGGTAAAAAATTGCAAGATAAATATTTAACTACCAATTGGGCTGGAACTATTAATAAAAACACTACTCATTTAAGAAGTGAGATAGATAATCAAAGAGAGCTTTTATCTAATACTTCAAAATTAAAAAGTGTGTATGAAAATATCTTTATTATTGTTTTGCAAAGTGTGGCTTTGATAGTTGTTTTATTAACTCAAATTCAAGCGTTGAGAATGTTAGCATTTAATGACTTTCAAATTATCGAAACTAAAAATTACGATGATTCCGAAATTATCGAAACCCCCGAAACAAGGGCGAAACGGTTACTTGATGATATTAATGAATACATCAAATATATGGGTATAACACAGCTAGAAGTTTCGATAATGCTTGAAGTTTCAAATAGTACAATTAGTAAGTTAAAGAATCGTGTAAGCGGTATAGGTGAGCCTCTTAGTGATAAGAAGCTTAGTGAGCTAGAAAATAAATTTAAGGAGATAGAATGAACGTAAATACAGGGCATTTAATTGCAAGTTTGGATGATATAGTAGGTGAAGAAAAAAGTAATTATGAAGAACTTCATGGACAAGAAGCTAAAGAAGCTAAAGAAGCTAATGTTATATTAAATGGTAAAAGAGATCACTATCTTGATTTAAGTGAAAAATCAAGATTAGCTAACAAAGCTAGAAATATTAGAAAAAAGAAAAAGAAAATGTCGCAAAAATCAAAAGTTAAAAATAAAGGATAATAAATGTTTAACAAAGTTATTTTAGTTGGGAATTTAACTCGTGATATAGAATTACGATACAGTCAAGCAGGTATGGGAATAGCTAATACTGCTATTGCTACTACTCGCAAGTTCACTTCAAATGGTGAAAAAAAAGAAGAGGTTTGTTTTGTAGATATTACTTTCTTTGCTAGAAGTGCTGAGGTAGCTAATCAATATTTACGTAAAGGTTCTAAAATTCTTGTGGAAGGTCGTTTAAATTTCGACCAATGGACTGACCAGAATGGACAAAAAAGAAGTAAACACTCAGTAGTAGTTGAAACTATGCAAATGCTAGATAGTAAAGGTGATAATATCGAAAATCAAGAGTATGGTGATAATGGTCGACCAATAGAACAAAATCAAGCACCATCTCAACAACAACAGTCATATCAAAAACCAGCACAACAAATGCCTAAGTCTGATAATGTTCCTGTTATCGATATTGATGAGGACGAGATACCGTTCTGATGCTAAGACACAAATGCCCTAGTTGCTTCAATGAGTTTATGCCTAATGTGAAAGTATGCACTATTTGTAAAGATGGTGTGAAACTTATTAAGGTGTATAAAATAAAATATTATAAAGTGTAGTAATGATATAAACTTACATTAAGTTACATTAGTATATAATTTTGAATAAATGATTTTAAGGACTAGCGAATGGCTAAAAAAGAAACAACAACAATTACGGTTACGGACGTTGATAAAGCGGATACAGATTATATTAAGAGTACTGGTCTTGCTAAAACTGTATTTATTCGTATGGCTATAAAAGAAAAAAGAGCTAGAGATTCAAAATGATAGATGATTTTTTAGTGCAATACTATTCTTGTTTAGGTGGTGTTGCATTGGTTGTGTTTGTGCTGTATTTACTTTTTCGCAAAGGTAGAGTTTGGGGTGAAAATCCTTAATATTATTATTTTACTTAACCGAGCCTACCATAACTCGCCCGACTTGCATTATGTAAGTTCGGTTAAGTAAATCTTGAAATAGATTAGATGAGTTATGGTAGGCACATCTTCTTATATTTCCTTTTGAATATTTTTACTTAAATTTTAAGGATACCATATAAAATGAGTGAACAACGAATAGATGGAAAATGTAGTAAATGTGCTGCTGAATTTACGAAAATAGTTAATGCTGATAAATCTTTTAGAGAAGATAGTACTCGCTATGTATTTAGCGATAGTAATCATGAATATAATAAATCTGGTATGGTTTATGATATTTTTAGATGTGATAAATGTACTAGCGTTATTGATGAATCTTGGATTGAAATTCAAACTAAATTATCTAAATTACAAGATGATAGATTGAAACTTGTTAAACAATTAACGGATAATTCTATATCGAATTCTTATGAAGAAGTTACTGGACTTAAATCTAGCATAGACGAACTAGATGTAGAGATAGAAACAGAAATAGAAGAATCAAACAAAAGGAAAATCGTATGAAAATCGTAATACCAAAAAGAGAATTAGAAAACACATTAGTTAAGTCAATACCATTCTTAGAGGCTAAAGATATGTCTCAAATCACATCAAATGTGTTGATAACTTTAAGTGATGATACAATGTCAATTAATGCTACTGATTATCAAATGGGTTTAAAGTCTACTGTGAGCGTTATGGGTATTGTAAATGATGGAACTGCTATCGTAAATGGTAAAAAGCTGCTAGATATAATCAAAGTACTAAAAGATGATAATGTAACTATTGAAACTAAAGGGAATGATTTACATATCTCTCAATCTCGAAGTAAGTTTAAATTATCGTTATTTGGTGATGGTGAGTTTCCTAGTTTTCCAAAAATGGATAATAGCATAGAACTTTCTATTGATTCTGCACGAATGATAAATGCACTTAGAGAGATTACACCATCTATTGATTTGAATAATCCTAAACATGAGTTTAATGGTGCGTTGATTGATATCAAGAGTGATGGGATTAATTTTGTATCTTCTGATATGAGAAGATTATCTTTAGTAAATATTCCAGGTGAAAACGATAATGAACTTGCAATTATTATACCTAGAAAAGCGATATTAGAAATTCAAAAGCTATTTATTGAAGATGTGAAGATTTATTGTAATGATATTTATCTGATTATTGAAGCTAACAATTTTATATTTTTTGCTAAATTAGTGAATGGTAAATTTCCAGATTATTCAAGAATCATTCCTAGTGAAATTAATCATTCTATTAATATCCCTAAACTTTCAATGATAGAATCCATTAAGCAAGTGCAGATTGTATCTGATGAAATCACAATTAATATCAGCGATGATACTATGACTTTTGGTGCTGTTAATGATTTTAATGATAAATCTTCAACTGATATGGAAATTGAATATAGTGGTGGTGATATTGTATTTGCTGTAAACTCTAAAATTTTATTAGATTTCTTGAATGTGATTTATAATAATGAATTTACGATACAAATCAACGATGCTAATTTACCTTTTATCTTAGAATCTGGTGATTTAAAAACTATTGTTATGCCAATACAATTATAGGGGTTTATCATGGAATATGAAAAATTTATTGAATCTAAAATTGTTCTAAATATAAATAGTGGTTTTGACATCAAAGAAGAATATCTAAATGAATCATTATTTGATTATCAAAAAGAGATAGTGATTCGTGCTTGTAAAAAAGGAAAGTATGCTCTTTTTATGGATACTGGATTAGGAAAATCTATTACTCAAATGAATTTCGGATATGCTGTAAACAAGCAGTTAGGGAAGAATGTTCTTTTTTTAGCTCCATTAGTTGTCGTGTATCAACTTCTAAAAGAATCTAAAAAGTTTGGATATGAATTGAATCATGTTTATAAAGATAGTTTTCATAAAGATGGTTTAAATATTACTAATTATGATAATCTCAAAAATATAGATACATCTATATATGATTGTGTAATTCTTGATGAAAGCTCTATCCTTAAAAATGCGAGTGGAAAACTTAGGACTATGATGAATGATTTATTTCATAATGTGTCTTATAAATTACTATGTACTGCTACACCATCGCCTAATGATTTTTTAGAGCTTGGCACTCATTCCGAAATGCTGAATGATTTAAAAGTTACTGAAATGAAAATGATGTATTTTACACAAGATAGAGCAAATGTTCAAAATTTTGTATTAAAATCTCATGCTACTGATGAGTTTTGGAGATGGGTATCTTATTGGGCTGAGTGTATTTCTAGTCCTACTGATTTGGGATATGATGGAACTGCATATGTTCTTCCAAAACTAAATGAAAACTTTATTGAAGTTGAGTTTGATGATTGTACATATATAGATGATGGATTATTATTTTCTTTTAGTGAATCCAATGCTACGACTATAAGTAAAAATAAGAAAAAAACTATCGATCTTAGAATTGATAAATTAAAAGAACTTCTGAAAGATGATGAACAACATATTATATGGGTAGATACTAACGATGAAGCTGATAAAGTTCATGCAGCTATTGATGGTATTGTCGAAGTTAGAGGAAATGATAATCCAGATGTTAAAGCTCAAAGACTTATGGATTTTTCAGATGGTAAAATTAAATGGCTTATGACTAAGACTAAAATCGCAGGGATGGGCTTAAATTGGCAAAATGCTCATAATATGACTTTTATAGGTCTTAACTATTCTTATGAAAAATATTATCAAGCGGTTCGTAGAATGTGGCGATTTGGTCAAACAAATGAAGTGAATGTAAATATTATTGTTGCTGATAATGAAATTCATATATTACAAAATATGATGAGAAAAAAGAAGCAACATGAAGATATGAAGCGATATATGCTCGATGCGGTTCAGAATGTAAGACAACAAAAAGAGTTGAAAAGTAATGCTAATACTAAATTTACTTTTCCAATGTTTTTAAAAACTAAATAGGGATTAATGATGGAATTTAAACAAAAAGAAAATGAATTTATAGTTGAAGATAAAATTGGTTTATATAATACAGATTGTGTAGAGTTAGCAAAAGAAATGCCAGATAATAGTATTGACTTTTCGATATATAGCCCACCATTTGCAGATATGTTTGTATATAGTGATAATATAAGAGATATGGGAAATTGTAAAAGCTATGATGATTTCTTTGTTCAATATGAATTTTTAATAAAAGAGATGTATCGTGTTATTCGTCCTGGTAGATTAGTTGCTATTCATTGTATTGACATGCCCTTATTTAAAGGTAAAGATGGGCGAAGTGGTTTAAGAGATTTTCAAGGGGATATAATTCGTGCGCATGAAAAATATGGATTCACTTTTCATAGTCGTGTTACCATTTGGAAAGATCCAGTTATTGAAGTTACGAGAACTAAAGCTCATGGACTTTTATATGCAACAACTTTAAAAGATAGTGCTAATTCTCGTCAAGGTGTAGCTGATTATTTAGTGGTAATGGGTAAAAAAGCAGAAAATACAGATAAAGATTATGTGCCTATTCATCATCCTAAAGATACATTTTATGATTATGCTGGTAGTTCTAAAATTCCAGCTCCTTATGATTATAAAGATCAAAAACAATATGAGAGATTATCAAGCATTAATATTTGGCAAAGATATGCATCTCCAGTATGGTTTGATATTCGTCAAACTTGCACACTTAATACTAAAGTTGCTAAAAGTGATAAAGATGGAAAACATATATGTCCACTACAACTTGATGTTATCACTAGAAGTTTACAGTTATGGACAAATGATGGTGATACTGTTTTTAGTCCTTTTAATGGTATTGGTAGTGAGGGATATTGCTCTATTAAAATGAATCGTAAATATATTGGTGCTGAATTGAAAAAAGAATATTTTGATGTAAGTATTGATAATCTAAAAAGTGCAATGAGTGATAATATAAATCTTTTTACATATGACAATAATGATGAATAATTTAAATTCAGTTCAAAAAGCAAAAATAAAAGAAATTCTCAAAAACGTAGAATCAATGAGAGATGGAGATTTAGAAGCACTTAGGTGTAATATCTCTTCATCTGATGGGAATATGAAAGTTAAAGAGTTGATTTTAGAGGGTATCGACTCTATAATGAATAAAAAACAGCTTACTAATATTGCTACTGTTTGTGATGGTGATACTAAATTTGATGAGGAGTGATTTATGAATGAGCAAATGTATTATATTCAAGATAGCAGAGACTATGTAGGTAACTCTCCTTTATGGTGGGGTAAAAATAGGAGTGGATATACTTGTGATATTGATAAGGCAGGACTATATACAGAAGAAGATGCTATGGGTCAATTTAATTCAAGAGAAACGGATGTTCCTTGGAAACAAGAGGATGTTGAAAAAGCAGTTAAAAGACTTGTCGACCATCAATATTTAAATAAAAATGACGAAGATGGATTTTATACAAGATTAGAAAAACTTCAAAAAGAAAAAAGACTACAGCTTAAAAAAGAAAGAGAAGAATACGCACTAAAAGAATATAAAGATAATGAACTATTTAGTATTTATGAGCAATTTACTTTTGGTATTCATGGGAATATTAAGAATAGTACTGATTTTGAAATTGAGTTTGATGATGAAGTTAAAGGAAATTTAGATTGGCACGAACATTATTATCCAACTGCATACCCGAAACAAAAAGAAGAAATATTTGAAGATTTGATTAAGTATGATTATATATTCAAGTGTGATGATTGTAAAAACTATTGTTTAACTTTAAATCGTGATGAAGACATTGAAAAAATTTGTGATAGTTGTGGAGAAGAAAGATGGGAACATGAACAAGATGATGAAGGATAGACACGATGCTATTTAGAAAAAAGAAACAAAAAACGCTCACTTCAAAAGAATACAGAGAACTAACATACAACCAAATGAGTGAACAACAACATCAAGAACAGTTTATATACTGGCTTGATAAACACGCTATTTATTATGAAGTTTCGATATCTGGTGTATATTTTCCTAATCCTCATAAAAAAGGTTCTAGTTCGTGGGCTATCCAAAATAGAGCTAATTTAATTGAGGTTGGAAAGCTTAAAAAGAGTGGTTGGAATAAAGGGCAATCGGATATCAAAGTTTATTTGAAATCTGTTGAGTTGCAAATCGAACTTAAAAAGATAGGCGGTAGTGCTTCAAAAGAGCAGCTTAAAACTCAAAAGATAATCAATAAGACTAAATATGCTAAGTATGTTATTGTTGAAGGTTATATGGCTTGTATTGAGTTGGTTGAGAAGTATATCTAAGCTTGACACGGTATAATAATATAAACTATGCTAAGGAATTATTATGAGTAAAACAACACACGGAATGAGTAGAACACGGCTATATAGCATTTTTCACGATATGAAAGGTCGATGCTATAATGAAAAAGACACTACTTATAAATACTATGGTGCAAAAGGTGTCACGATATGTAAAGAATGGCTCGATAATCAAACATCATTCTTTGAGTGGGCTTTAGAAAATGGATATTCTGATGATTTAACTATTGATAGAATTAAAGTTGAAGAAAATTATGAACCTTCTAATTGTAGATGGGCTACTCAGCTTGAACAAAATTGTAATATGAGAATGTTATCTACAAATACGAGCGGTTATGTTGGTATCTCAAGAGCTAAACAATGGAAAAAAGAGTATTGGAGAGCTGTTATCAGCATTAATAATAAAACTAAAACGATTGGCTATGCTTCTACTAAAAAAGAAGCATTAAAGCTAAGAAATGATTTTATCATATCAAATAGCTTACCTCAAAAAATACAAGAGTTTAAAGATGATTAGATTAGCAACTAGCTTCACTGGCGGGTTAAGTGCTATTGACTTTGCACTAAAGTATGAGAATATTAAATATAAACATATTTTTGGTGTAGAAATAGATAAATATGCAAGAAAACAATGTATTAATTTTCATGGCGAACCTGATGAATTCCATCACGATGTAACAACTACATCGGCTACTCATCTAAAAGGCAAAGTTGATTTGTATGTTTTTGGAAGTAGTTGTCAAGACTTATCACTAGCTGGAAAAAGAAAAGGTTTTGAAGGTGAAAAATCTGTTCTTTTTAGAGATGGTGCTAGACTATTAGGTGAAATGAAACCTAAAGCATTTATATTTGAGAATGTGAAAGGTTTACTTAGTTCAAATGGTGGTGCTGATTATAAAGAAGTTGAAAAAACTTTTAGAGAGCTAGGTTATCACATGGCTATGAAAGTTGTAAATGCTAAACAGCAAGGTACTGCACAGAATCGTGAGAGAGTTTTTGTGGTTGGATTTTTAGATGCAGATGCATATCATGACTTTCATTTTGCTGATAGTGTTCCACTTACTAAGTGTCTTAGAGATTATCTTGAAGAAGAAGTGGATGAGAAGTATTATCTTAGTGATGATAGAACATTTGAACTTACTGGAAAACAGATTGGTGCTGTTGCAAAACTTACTGATACAAAATTTGAATCAGCACAAAGAATTCAAGGAGTTAATGGAATAGCATCGACTCTTATAACTCAGCAAGGTGGAGATCAAGAACCTAAAATATTAGTTAAAAGAAATCAATTAAATCCTTTGTACAAAAGTCAATGTAACACGATACATGATATTGACGGGGTTGCACCATCTTTGTGTGCAGGAACTCATGGTTATGCATATGGCTATATTCGAGAGCCTATTTCTTTCAAGTGGTCGATAACCCCACCTGCTAACTGGTTGTTTAGAATCAGAAGATTAACCCCTCGCGAGTGTTTTCGTTTAATGGGTATGAATGATTCTGATATTGCTTTAGTGAACTCAGATACTCAAAGTTATAAGATTGCTGGAAATGGGATTGAGATAAATACTATGAGAAGTATCATTAGACAGCTATATAAACCAGTTAAGTCAAAAAATAGTTTATTTTAAAGGACATCTATGAAACAAGTAGGACGGCCACCAATACTAAACGATGATAGAGTGCCAGATGACCATGTATGCCATAAGTGCAAAAAAGACAATACAAAGGTAGGATTTAAAATACAAAATGATAATCCTAGTCAATGGTGCAATATTTGTCTTTATGGTATGAAAACACCTAGACATATAAGACGTGAGAATATAGCTAAAAGAATAAATGATTATCAAAATGGGATTAAGTGAGTGAAAAATGAGTGATTAAAAGCATTAAAATATGCTATAATTATATCGAACTTTTAATTCAGCACTACTGACTGTGAGGGTGTCACTTGATGCCCTTTCCGATTTTAGTTATGAGTTAAGGGTTTATTGGAGCAGTTAGTAGTGCATCTACTCCCCCTTAAATTTATTAATATACTGAAAGCTACATATGAAGATATGTACACAATGCAAAATAAATAGATGCAAATCAGAATTTCGCCCCAGAGTTGAATCCAGAGATGGGCTACATTCAAATTGTAAACAATGTGGAAGATTAAATGCCACTAAATACAGTCGCACCATCAAAGGGGTGATAGGAACTATATATAGGACTCAAAAAAGCAGTAGTAAGCATAGACTAATGCCACTCCCGTCCTATTCAAAACAATGGCTTACAGAGTGGCTACTTAATCAAAAATTATTTCATAAACTATATAATGGATGGGTAGAAAGTGAATATGATAAGTACATGAAACCATCAGTTGATAGAAAAGATGATGAGTTAAGCTATACCTCTGACAATATCCAACTTATGACTTGGCAAGAAAATAAAGACAAATATGATTCCGATAGGATTAGTGGTGTTGATAAAAAACAAAATAAACAAGTTATCCAATACTCGATAGATGGTAATCTGTTAAAATCTTATCATTCTTTGTCTAATGCCAGCATTGATACTAAAATTTCTGAATCTTGCATATCTAATTGCTGTAATGGTAAGATAAAAACTGCTCGTGGCTTTATATGGAAGTATGCTAAGGTATAGTTTTTCAAAACTTACTAATATAAAAAAAGCTAATGCCAGAAAACGGCATGATTATTATTTTATGTACAGTAAATATCGGGATAAAAAGAAGCTTATGCTTACTTTCACTCACTGTGAGACTAATCCATATAAAAAGATGGAGATTACAGTTAGTATAAAAAAATATATCACTAAGCTAGTTTTAAACACTGGTAGTGATAATTTAAAATACTATTCTAATATAGAGCTGGGCGATGATTTTAAAACACCTCATCTGCATTGTCAATTCTTCTATGATGATAAAAAACAGTTGCTAAAAATAAGAGATAAAGTATTGCGTGAATTTGGCTTAGTTTCTGAATTTTGTTATATTACTGAGCCATCAAAAAAAGACAAAAACTACAATTATGTAATTAAAGATTACAAAAAAGATATGCTAGATGAAGACTTATTGCTATTAGATGGTGTAAAGAGAGCGTATAGAGACGAATTAGGTGTTAACATAAGGTTTTGTTCACATAGTAAAGAAAAGTACACTAAGGCTATTTACAGATATGCATATAAATATGGAATATTAAAACATAATGTTGACTATCTGATTGACAATAAAATTATAGATAAAAGTATTATTATTATTGATGTTAAGTTATTAGAATTAGCCAAAATCCTACTTTTAGTACTATATAGAATAAATAATAGTAACAATAGTATATTCAGTTGTTCGGAAATACCGAATAGCTCAAATTTAAGAGAATTTCAATATCTCATCTTATTTGAGTGGTGGGTTTATGGGAAATATCGAAATAGTGATTTTATTTGACTTAGGTCAAAGACTTTAATTTAAATATTTTATACAATTGGTATATTAAAAGAAATAAAGGATTCAATAAATGAAAGCAAAAAGATTAATAAAGCATGATTTTGACAACATGGAAAATATTTATGCAGATGTGCATAGTGACTTAGGGCTATATGTTGACGAAGAAGGAAAAACGGCTCATTTAAAAATTAGTGAGTATCTACAAACTTTAACAGATGTCCCATATTTAGGGCATGATAACAACATATATCCGAAATATATCGTAAAAGAAGTTGAAATAAAATGAAACCGAACGATACGCTTAAAAGGATAGCTAAATGAAAAATTACATAAACAAAATAATAAATAAATTAAGTCATTTCAAATACTTATTTAAAGCTATAAAGATAGTATGGTCAATGAACACCGATGAATACAAATCTCTTTATGAGAAAATTGATTTTAACTTTGGAGTTTAGTAATGGAAACAATATATGAAAATAAAATAGATTTTGACGAAATAGTGCCAAAAACTTTTGATAATGGTTTTTTTCAATATAGAGTAAATACTGCAATTGATTTTTCTTTTATTGCAAGACATACTGATATATTCTTTAGTTGCATTACTATAACAGTAATCTGCTATCAAGATACAGAGATAATAATAAATACACCTTTTGAATTAAGTGGTATTCATCATATTCGTGCTGAAAAGATAGAAAAATGAGTCAAACATACAATATGGTATCAGCTCATGTATTTGCTTCAAAGCGTGATGTTGAACAAAGATTAGCTAATCATAATTATAAATGTGTTGCTGCAATAATTGAGGTTCAGCTATATATTGCAGTAGAAAATTTAAACTATGCCATGGATATGATAGATAAAAAAATAGCTACTCACTATTAGCTTCCATATAGTGTTCTATATTTCCCTTAGCATTCTTAGCATAGGTATTATAATAGCGTTTCCAGTATTTAGCTCTATCCTCTAAAGTGGCAGGGATAACTACTGGTACTTTTTTATATTTCAATCTTGTAAAAATTAGACCTAAAAGAGGGTTATATCGTAAATGTTCCCATCCAACTAAATCAATATCGATATTAAAATAATCTTTTACTTTTTGCTTGTCTGATTTTTGAACTCTATCTAGTATGTCTTGAAATGGAAGTTTATCAATTTGAGTTATTCCCATGCCTGCGTATTTAGATTTGTCTTTGGCATTTCCATGTGAAGTTTCAGCACCGCAAGTCTCATACAATAATTTATCAGCGTTATTATTAGCACCATTACCTAAACACTCACAAACTTCTTTTATTGCATCGCTTAAGTGGTGTCTATTTACTAAACCGTACATTATTCAACACCTATCTGTATTTTACTCAGCAACATCTTCATCATGTCCTCTGTGTACGAGTTTACACCGAGATCAATTCTTCTTTCATCAAGACCTCTAAGATATTTTATAGTGGTTAGAAAATCTATTACATCTATCTTGTTGTAATCCTTGAAAGCTTGTCTGACTTCGGCTTTCAACTGGCTAACGCTATTCTCTAATATTACTTCATTTAGTTGAGCTTGCATATTATTTTGCTTTAACTCTGATAATTTGTGCCTTTTGCTACTTAGAAAGTGATTAATATATATACCTATTATAGTTAGTATAGCTAGGTGTATATTGTAAGCATAAATATATTCAAGAGTAACATTTTTGTCAATCATACTAACACCACCTATTGTAAATATCATTGTAATAAATAATCTAAGTTCTTTCATTAGAGCTATAAATTTTTCCATCTTAAAACTTCCACATATCATTTTCTACACCATCTATATAATTCTGCATAGGATGGTCGAACATCGCAGTAAAAAAAGAAAACCATCTTTTACGCTTACTCTGATATAAAGTGTTTACATGTCTATACCAAAATAATAGTTTAGGCACTTTAGTCACTAAGTCATTACGATACACTACACGATAAGAATTTGTAACTATCTTATTAAAGTTCTTTATAAAAGCTCTATTCCCTACTCGTGGGCTGCCAAAAGTAACGCAAGTGATATTTGAGCTTGTCCTAGCTAATTTATAAGCTGCAAGAGTAGATATAGCACCACCCATACTATGCCCAGCTATTATGATTCTGCTCTCATTTTTACAATATTCATTAAGTATATTTTCAATGCTTCGATAAGCACTTTCAAAACCTACATGAACCTTTATATTACTAGATTCACCATTAAAGCGTGATGGTGCTAACCGTACATCAGTAACTACATCTTTAAACTCATCAGTACCAGCTATAAAGATATATACAGCGCCATGAGCTTTAAGTACATAGCCATTAATATGACCTTTTTTAAAATGTTGAGAACGTGCAGCATGTTTATATTTATCAAGATATACATTATTACAATGATAAGCGATATACTGTATATCTTTTTTATTAAGATTCATGGTTTAACTCCAATCTATATCATCTAATAATACACCCTTAGATATAGCTATATTTTCTATAGTTCTTATAGAACTAATCCATGTATTTACCTCTCTACAACTTTGCAGCAAAGCTTCTTCATCATCTGTAATCATGCTATCTATTTTTTTATCTAGCAAAGATATAGCTATACTAGATAATTTTCTTTGCTTTAACGTCGAATATCTAGTCTCTATAATCTCAGTGGCTTTAGCTGCTATATCTGTTATTCTTTTAGTTTCTAAATCAGCAGCTATTGTAGTTTGTGACTTATATTCAATAGTACCCAATAGCTCTAGCTCTTTTTGATAAGATAATGGATAAAATGTATCATCTTTTTTAAATCCAATTACTTTTTGATTTTCATTATATTGTGCTATATAAACCATCTATCTTCCTTATAGGTTGCTGTAGTGTTGAATATTTCTGAATCAGCTTTCACTTCCATATATATATAACCGTCCGTATCACTTCCAGCAGATATAAACAGGTAATAGACGCCATCTATTTTTGGATTATGTGCACTCTGTGACCAATTGACCGAAGCAGTAATATTCGTAGTGACACTAGGTACTATTCTCTTTTTCGCTTTAAAAAAGGCTGTGCCTGAAGTGTATTGACTAGAAGCAGTTGCAAATTGTCTAGTCTGAAAACTTAGGTTTTCTTCGTAAAATGGTAGGCACAATTCAAGCTCATTATGTCTAACTTCAGCATTCGTAACTATATCTCCCAGTTCAAAGTTATTTACTATAAAATCAGTTGTGCTGAACTCAATAGCCACATAATAACCAGCAGTTAAAGATACTGTCTCTCCACTTGCTACATTAGTTGCTAGTGTATTTGTGTTCCCATCTGCTATAGTTGTTGGGTAATCAGCTAATAAAGCTGGAAATTCATATACCTTAGCTGTAGCTGTTCCAGTAAAGCTTAAAGTGTGATTTCCACCAACATTCATGGTAGATTCAATTACTTGTATTTTACCGCCAGTTAATCCTCTTTGTTGGATAGATTTTCGAGGGTTAAGAATTAAATTTTTTGCCCCTGTCGGCTTTGCGTTTATTTCTGTCTTATTGTAAACCTCTGTTTTAGTATATGATACACCCTCTATTATCGCTTCTATACTAGGTTTACCTGCACCTGTATTGTAATCTTCTACTATCGTTTCTATCGTGGGTTTATCTTCGCCATTTAATACATTTGTTAAATTAGACATATGTTATTTCCTTATTTGAATTTGATACACTATCGGTTGTTATATAGCCTCCACTATCATCAACTATATAATTAAGGCTATCGTCTTGAATATAATCAACTTCTCCAACAACCTTAACATTAATTCCCTGTTTCCAATGATAATCTTCTTTATTGTTTGATATATCTTCCGTAAACTTAACTAGTGTTGTAGGGAAATCTTTATCGTAAGTTTCTCCAAAAAACGGAAGTGCTACTAAAAAAGGAATTGTGCCAAAACTACAATCATCTTTCCAAAACTTGTATAATTCTATTGCTTCATCATCATCAACCATGAAAACATTAAGTGTTGAGTATTCTTGTCCTGTCAATGCTCTTTTACCTAAATATTTAGTTGTTAGTTCTCTTTTACTTTCAAATGGGTGTTCAATAGTTGGTAAAATATCAAAGTCATATATAGGGATTATTGTATCATCTATTATAAAACTTACATTGCTTTCTATTGTGTCAGTAATTTCACTAATAACCTTAACTTTTGCAGATTGTTTCCAGTGAGTATCTTCTTTGTTGTATATAATATCTTCCATAAACTCAATTGTAGTATTAGGAACATTTTTATCGTAAGGAACTCCAAATATTGGAATAGCTACTTCAAATGGAGTCGTTCCATAATTACAATCATCTTTCCAAAAATCATATAGTTCTTTGGCTTCGGTATTGTCTTTTATAAAAAAGTTTAAAGTTGCGTATGTTTGACCTGATATTGCGTTTCTACCTAAATATTTAGTAGTGGATTCTTGCTCACTAATAAATGGGTATTCTATTGCTGGTAAAATATCAAAGTCATATATAGGCATTTATACTGTTTCCTGCACTCTCATTGTTAAAGTAGCCATTTTTCCCAAATCTCCATCTTTTACATTTGATTTTATTGCAGGACTAACTACTCTAACTCGTCTGGTAAGTGAGCTAAAAATTGTTTTCCCGTCTGCTACTGCTCCATTTGAATCACTTGCATCTATTGTAACATTTTTCCCAGCGATTGACTCATTGAAAGATACTGAATAGTCATAATTTGTTAGAGGTATGTCCATGCTAACTTCAAAAGTTGTGACGATTGCTTTAATTGACTCTGGTATATTTCCCCATGCATCTGGTGTGTAGTTGTTAAAATCTTGAATACCATGAGAGAAACTAAGATTAGTAAATCCAGCGTCAATAGTATTATTTAAAGTAAAATCACCTAGTTCTACATCTCCAGTCGTATTAGTTATTGTAATTTCAACCGTTGAGCCACTTGGCATTTGTTCATCTGCGTAATAGATGACCGTTGTTGGATAAAGTGATAAAGTTCCGTTTTCGTCACGCTTACAGTCAATCGCTATTGTTTCTTCTTTGATTAGTGTTGTATCTGATAGTCTGAATTTATATGTTACGCTAGTTGCTAGAACTTTTGCAAGTGTGAAAGCATTAAACTCTTCATCTCCAGAGATTTTATATATCATAGGGCTTGATGATATAGCAGGTGTTATGTTTTGACCGTCGAATGGTTTTAGTTGGTTTACTGCTCCGATTTGAGTTAAGTTTACAAAAGGGGATGGTGTTTCTTCTGATAGCAATGATATCGAATATCTATAATTATCTATTTTTACTATATCGCTGTTGCCATATGGTGTCCATTTTTCATATACATAGTTATCTGTTGTTTCGGAAGTATCTGTATATGAAACAACACTCACATAATCGCCTAGCCCTAGTTGACCGTATGCATTTGTTCCAGATGACCATATTGAATTATCATTCTTATGAATGCTACTATAATAATACCCGCTATTTACAGCCATCACATTAGTAATTGCACTATTTGTAAATGTTTCTCGGCTAGTTGTATCTCCTAATCCTAATTCTCCATTTCTATTTATTCCTGATACCCATAAATTACCGTTTGTTTGTATGGCAAACACATTATGAGAGTTGTTTGATATTTCAACAATATCTGATAATCCCGTATATGTAAACGTATTAACTTCTACTACACCATTCCCTAACCCTATCGCTCCATATTTAAATATAGATAATATACTAGCACCATTTATTCCTGTTCCCCATACTGTTTTATCTGTTTTAATTATAAGGGAACTACTAAAATTACTACATGCCACATTTAGAGCAGTTATTCCTGTATCAACAAAAGAGTTTCTATTATTATTGTCACCTAAACCTAATTGACCACTCAGATTATGCCCTGTTGACCATAAAGACTCATCGTTTTTAATGATAAAAGAAAATCCCCCTCCACAAGCAATTATCTTTACTTCGCCTATGTCTGTATCAACAAAAGAATTTCTATTATTATTGTCACCTAAACCTAATTGACCACTCAGATTATGCCCTGTTGACCATAAAGACCCATCATTTTTGATAACAAACGATGAAAGACTACCACAAGTGACAATTTTCGCCACAACTCCTGTGTTTACAAAAGTATTTTTATTGGTATTATGTCCTAGTCCCAACTGCCCCCTATTGTTTAAACCTACTGACCACACAGTGCCATCAATTTTGGTTATAACTGTATGGCTTTCTCCAACAGAAACATAACTGACATCTTCTATTCCTGTGCTAGTGTATGAATTTCTATTAGCAGTGTCTCCTAGCCCTAATTGACCATAATCGTTTTTACCAGTAGCATAAAGTACATTATCTTTAATAATAAAAGAATGAAACCCTAAATGCGATGACGATGTTATTCTTGTTAAATTGTACTCTTGCGTATCATCAGTAACATTAGTATCAACTAATTCACTTCCAACTTCTTCACCTATATGTGCCATATTCCTACCCTCGCAACTTAGCAAAATAAATGCTAGAATTATTATTAATATTGTTTTCATTAGTAGTCCTTTTATTTCTAAAAGTATAACTAATATTTTCTCTATGTACCATATACTGCATCCTGTGTAGCTGATTTTGTGGACTCTTCTATAGCTGTTACAACTTCATCTAGCTTATTCACTACATCTTGTGTTGTTGCTTCATCGGCTTGCTGTTCAATCGCACTTATATATCTTTGAAAGTCTGGGATAAACTCTTCACGCGTTCTTGTAGTTCCTTGACTAATTTCTGCTATAGCTCTTGAACTTGATACTCTATCCTCTGGTGTGATTGCTGTACGATACAAGTTATTTGCGTATGATAGTTTTTCTATGTCACTTAAATAGCTGAGTGAACCTAGCATTTCGGCATTTACTTGTTTTGTGATTTCAGATTGTCTATTTGCTGAATCTTCTAATCCTTCTATCATGCTCTTATTGGCTTCTAAAAACTTTAAATCTGCATCTGTTAGTCCATCTACATCATTCGCTAACACTAAAGCAAGTTTATCAAGCTCTTCAAAGCTTTCTGCTACTTTTATAGTATTGTTTGTAAAAGACTCTACCTCTACATCATAATACCTAGATCCTCTACCAAACATTCCACCACCAAAAGGATTTCTTCTTCTTTCAACTTCAATAGTCCTATTTTGAGAGATTGTATCGTTAGCCATATCAGCTAAAAGTTCGCCTTGAGTTTTAAAACTGTCTGTCCATGTTTTAAAGTTTTCAGTAGATGTTAGTACCGCTTCATCTACTAAGTTTATCGCTTCAGCTAAATCTTGATATCTAGCAAATTCTGTATCACTAAGTATTTCAGTTGCTCTTGCTATATCCCCTGCTGATTCTGTGCCTAATTTCATAGATAGAGCGATATTGTTTAGTTCAGTTTCATATGCTTTCATAGCTTCTACATCTATATCTGATACTAATCCTTGGATTTGTGTCATTGTTAGTGCTGATATGTCTAAAGTATCGGCTAGTGAAGATTCGATTGCAACTAATAGTTCTTCTTCTGACTCAGCTATTTGTGCATTTTTATAATCATTAACCTTACCTTCTACTTCAGCACGAGAGTCACCTCTAAACGTTTGTCCGTCATATACAGCTTTATATCTTGTTTCGAATGCTGAAGCCCCACCCGTAAATGGTGCTAAAAGATAATCTCCAACATCGGAGCTAGTTGTCCTATATGTTGAAATATCCCCAGCGCCTGCCTTTGAATATTTAGCTATGTTTTCTTGAAGTGAAGCTATTTGATTGCTCATTGAACTACCAACATTCCCAAAAGCTTCAAGTGCTTCACTAGCTTTGTCTAAACCTTCCATAAAAGAATCAAATCGCTCATCTGCTAACTCTTGTGCTGATTTTCCATCATCTCCACCAAAAAGAGAACTAATAGCCATTATCCCAATACCTACACCTAAACCTGCAAGTCCAGCACCTGTAATAGATTGAGCTTTAATCATTTCAGCGACATAAGCTTGTGCTACAGATTTACCAAATCCACCTGCGAAATTTGATATAACACCTTGAAGTGAACCATCAGTTATTCCAGCTTCGATACCATCAACTATTGATCCGGTCATTTGTGTTTGTAATGTTTCTGATAACCTAGATGCTACACTATCATCATCTTCAATACTATCAGCAAAAGCTTTATTGCGTTGTTTTAAAAATATTTCGAACTGTTTTAAGTCCATTTCTGCGTTTTTATTAAATGCTGACTGCTTCCAGTTTAAGAAGTCTGCAGTAACTTTTTTATTGTAATCAATTAATTCATCAGCGTTTTGTTTTGCGAACTCTAAACCTGCTTTGTCTAAACCTGCGGTAGACGATAAATCAAATCCAGCCCCTGTCTCTATAGAATCTAAATCAACACCACTAACCTTATTAAAGATTCTATCAGATGTTGCGACTACTTCTTTTTCAATAGCTAAGTATGACTTTTTAGCATCGTCAAATAAACCTTTATAATAATCTCCGTATTGAGTGCCACTAGTTCTTAGATAAGCCTTTTCAAGTCCTTCCATTTTATCAAAAGCTGTCACTAGATTTTTAATAGAAGTTTCGTATTTTCTATCTGCTAATATACCCTCACCAGTAAAACCTTTTGAATTTTTATCCACTTGGTCTTGATATTTTTTTGCTGCATCCTCTGCATTTACCCAAGCATCTGCTATTAAGTATATTGCTGTTGCTATGGCTACATATGGTAATGCTTTAGTTGCTAATGTAAGTGCTTTAGTAGATACAGTTGTTAATAAAATAGCTCTATTTACTGCACCATAAGAACCGCCCATTAGTATATTAGCTGATGTTGCTAGTGCCGATGCAGTTGTATATCCTTTAACTGCTATAGTCATAGATGCTATGGTTATAGCTGCTACTTTTATTTGTTTTGTGGTTTCTTCGATATTTTCTGGAGTCATCTCATCCATAGATTTAGATATATCACTGATACTTTCAGCTATATATCTACTTGCCCCTGTTATTTCATCCAATGAGCCTACTATCTTTAATGACGAGTTTTTAAATTTAGTTTGTGATTGATCTACTGTTAAGTTTACTTTTTTAAACTCTGTCTCTACTGATTCACTTTGTGATTTTAAAGCATCTATAATTATTTGAGTTGATAGCTTCCCATCTTCTGCATGTTTTTTAAATGCTTTACTTGAAAGATTAGTACCCTCTAATAGTGCTTGATAGAGTCTTGGCGCTTGTTCACGGATTGAAGCGAGCTCTTGTCCTACTGCTTGAAAATCTGCACTAAAAGCCTGTCCTAGCTGGATAATAGCAGCATTCATCGACTGAGCGGTACCACCACTAATAACCATAGCTTTGTTGATTGTCTCAGTTAATCCGATAATCTCTGTTTGTGATGTTGCGTAATCTCTTGTGCTTCTAGTAATACGCTCAAATAAATCAACCGTACCTGAGAAACCAACTCTTGCTTCTTGCGATATATCAAAAAGTTCTTTTTGTGCTTTTGTTAATTCTTCTGTAGACTTAGTTGCTAATTTTAATCTTGTATCTATAAGCGTCATAGTATCGGCTTGTTTGACTAAATTACCAACTAAATCTATAGCGTTTAAACCTATATATGCAGCGGTTATTGTCTTAATCGCTGTTGTCATAATTCTAGCAGATTTGTGTACTGTGGTCTCTGCTCGTTTAAAACCTTTTGTTAATTGAGAAGTATCTGATTTGATATTAACAACGATATCTCCGAGTGTCATAGCCATCTTAAATCTCCTATTGTTTTTTAGCAAAAGGCATAAACATTGCCTTGATTTTATCTTGTAAGTCTTTTTGACTTAACTCTTTTTTCTCTATTTTTCTAATCATATAATCGCTATGTTTTAGTTTTGACTTTCCAAAACCTGCAACCATAGTACATATTGTTGCTAACTGAATTTCTAATCTATCAGCCATAAAAGGTTCTTCATTGTAGTAATCATACCACTCATAAAGCTCTCTAATACTCATAGTGTTTTCAAGCTCTGTAACAGTTCTATAATTTAACTGCTGAACCAATTTAAAGAGGAATTTTCGCTCCTCCTTTACTTTTTTTCTTCAGTTACCTCATCTTCTTTAACTTGTTTTTTTGCTAACTCTACTATTTTTGCATGATAATGTTTTTTTTCTTTTGCTGTCATGCCTATAGTTGGTATTTTTGTAAAGATTTCATTCATTATTGCTTTTCCAATACCACCAATAGTTTCAAATTCTTTCGGTGTAAAAAATGATGGCTCTACCATTACAGACTTACAAGCATATACCACACACTTTTCAAATCCATCTTCACTTTTTAATATTTCATTGTACTCTTTGTTTTCGGTGATATTCATTTCTTTTAATAGAAATTCTTTATCTTTAAAGTTTGTGTTTTTTAAACAATCTAACTTTACTGATTCAGTTCTTACAGTTGATAGACTTAGTAAATCTTTTTTTGTCATATTCATAGTTTTTCCTTATAGTTTTTGTTTATAGTTTTTGTTTATAGTTTTTGTCGAGGGTGGGAACTATTAAAAACCCACCTTGATATTATGTAGCTAGTGTCATCACTGGTAAGCTAGATATTTCAACTGTTGAGTTATAAAGAACCGCTGCATCTTTAGCAAGTGGGATAGTAACTCCTGATGGGAATATTTCATATATTATATATGTTGGATTACCAGTTGTTGGAGTAATTTGATCGTCAAGTTCGATAATAAGCTGTCGTCTTTCCTTATCATCCCAAGCTGCGATTAAATCTTGTTGACCTGCTGCATCTGCCGCATTAAATAGTGTTGATAATTCTTGATTTCCAAGACTTACCGAACCTGCTGATTTGCTAACTTCATCAGAACTAATACAGCTATACTCTTGTACTGCTCTTGTCATTGATATATCTCCAATTGCCTGGAGACATCCTATCTGTTTACCGCCACTTATTGCTGTTGCAATTGCTGCTGCATCTGATACATCTACACCTACTGCTACTAAATAGAGTTTTGTACCTTGTACATCTGTTTTTGGTAATGCCATGATTTTATCCTTTTAATTTAAAATCTATTAACTGTCTATAAAGTTTTGTATCTGGTTCGTAGTCATCCATGTTGCTTATGCTATTTGATGATTTAAAACCTATTAACGCACTTAGTACAGCTTCTTTTATCGCCTTGACTTCTGAATATTTTGTACTCCATACATCAAGTTGAAACCTAGTATCGTTTTGATACACTTCACCACCCATACATTGATTACTATTGTCATTTACGACTTGATAAGTAATATAAGGGTTAATGACATTTTGAGGTGCCATAAGTGGATATATTCTCGTGCCAACTAAAGCACTAACTCCACTATCGTTTTTTAAATGAGCTACTAAATCAGATTCAATACTCATCTTTTAGCCTTTGCTACTTCTTTTGGAAGTCTAACTTTTATGTATTCTTTTTCAGCTTGTAGAACTTCATCTACTTTGTTTTCTGCTGCTGGTCTTAAAAATGGATGTGCAATCATCTTTGAAGTACCTAGCTCTACAAACCGACCATAAAAAGGATCAAATTTTCCACCCTTTCTAGGGCTTACGGAAAAAACAACTTCACCTTTTTTTGATTTTCGCTTAACTGAACCGATACTTTTTTTTACACCGCCAAATCTAACTGGAACTAATCTTTTAGCTTCATCCGATACAACTTTAGCCCCTGCTCTTGTAGCTCCCACCATCACATTTTTTTGAATGTTAATAGGCAATTTCCCAAGTGCTTTTAAAAGCTGTTTTGCGTTGATTTCAGATGTTATGCCATTAGCCATTGTTATCTTCCCATGCTAAAGTTTCAATCACTTTAAAACGCTCACTAATATTTCTCGGATTCATAAAATTAAAATGTCTATCATTCCAAACTAAACGCATTGAAGCATTTACTCCTGGTATGTATCTAAATCTAATCTTATGAGTAGTCTTTGAAAAATCAGTATTTGATAAAAAAGATTCTTTTCCGCTTATAGGTGTAATCGAACACCAAACATCTTTGAACTTTTCATACTCACCCTCTTCAATTTCACCATACTCATTAGTAGTTGTTCCTACTTTTTGAATAACAGCTTTATTTCTTAGGATTCCAGCTCTCATATCGTTTTTACCTTATACATATCAAGCATTTTCAAAGCCATAGGGTTAGCTAGTTTATCAACTGAAACACCTAAAACATAAAGCTCTCTATTTTCGTAAAGAGTTGATACGAGAATTTTAATATAAGAAACTATTGAAGATGGAACATTCTCATAACCAGCTTTAAAAGTTATCTTAATAGCTCTCTTATCGCTTTTATACGATGGTGTGCTTTCAATATAAATCTTCGCAGCTCCATACTCAAAATAAAGGTAATAGTCGTCTGTACTCAAAGTTTGATAAACTCCATCTTCATCAAGATACTCAATACTTGATATCTCGGTTACTGTACTTTTTGGAATTGTTAAACCAGAGTATAAACAATCTGTAATTAGTTCCCACGTAGCGATTTCAAACTGTCTATTAGTATAGTTTTCTGCGTATTCTCTCGCACTTGCTATCATTGATTCGATTAAAGTATCTTCATCATCTTCTAGTATGTGCATAAAAGTTTTAGCATCTTCTAAACTTAATGGTTCGCTATCTGGTGCTACTGTTTGAACTAAATTCATTTTTTACTCTTTTAGCTGATTGTTAGAATCTTTAAAGACTCTTTTGCATCGGATACGTTTGTATAGTTGACATTAAAAGCTTCACAAAGAATTTTTAAATCATCTGATTTTAAATCATCAACGATGTTTTTATCGTCTTTGTATAATTCAATCAAATCATTTTTATATGTTTCTTCGTCTAATGGCTCATTATCCAAATCTTCAACATACTCTTTGATATTAATCCCAGCAGATTTTAAAACTTCAATTCTATCTTCATCTAAATCAAGAACCTCACCAGCTTTAACATTTCTTTCAAGACCTTTATCAAAGTATGGGTTTAAAATTACAACATTCATAGTTTTTCCTTTATAAAAGATATAGCTTAAGCGCTATATCTTAAATGGCCACGAGCTACTGTTGCAGCACCAAGTTTTCCAGCTTCATCGATTGTAACTTTTACAGCATAATGATTAAAATCATTGTTTGTATCAAAATCATCACTTTTAACACCGACTGAAACCGTTACCGCTCCACTAGCTACTGATGTTCCACTTACTGCTGTAGCTAATGCTTTTGTGCCAGTACCGCTTGAATCAGTAGCTTGTAAAAGTTCTACTGTTGCGATTTTACCAGTTGTAAGTGCTGCTGTTGTAAGCGTTGCAAGAATTTGATCCGCTCCACTCATCGGTAAATAATCACCTGTGACATCGGCAGTACCAATATCTTGAGGTATTACACCTGCTACAACTTCTAATTCTTCATTCATTAATTTCATTTTTTTATCCCTCCATTAAGATGGCTACTATTCCAGTGCCACCAGTAATCTCAATCGTACCTTTTAAATACTCTCTAATAGAGTCGGTATTTATTGATACAACTTCATCCGCTCCAATTGAGCCTACTTCAAATCCACCAGATACATCAATAGCACCTATTCCATCTATACCTACACTAGTTGAACCGTCTCCATCAATCAAAGGAGTTAATGCACCTACTGTATCATTTCTTAGAATAAGTCTTTGTTTTTGATTTCTTTTAAATTCAAAAGTATCACTTGCACCGAGAGTAGTTTCAGTAATAGAAACTACCCCCGAACCACCTGATTGTGTCGCTGCTATTGTTGCCATAACTTAGCTCCCTACGCTGATGGTACATCAAGAATTACAAATGGTGATACTGTACTACCATTTTCTAATTTTAATGTTGTATTCATTGACGATTGACCGTCAACATTTGAAATCACTTTAAATAAAGTTTTATCTTTTGTGAATTGAACATGCTCACTTGCAGAAATAACAATCCCTGAACCATCTTTTATATAGTAATAAGATAAGTCAAGTAGCATAATATCACCCTTAACCCCGATTGTAGGAGTTCTCTCTGACCATCTAACAGGAAAACCTAACATCATTGGGGATACCCCATTAACACCATTTGTAAAGATTAACCCATTGTTAGGGTCTACCATTTCTGCAATTTTTTGATATAAAGTTTGAGATATAACCCATTCTTTCATATCACCTTTGTGATTCTGAACCATTGCAGTTAAATCAGTATATTTAACAGTATCTGCTGTATCTCTATTTATAGCTTTTGCAGAAGCATGACCTAAGAAACCTAGAGGTTTACCAACTCCATCACCACCAATAAAAGCATCTTCTTCAGCTTTTGCGATTGCTTGTCTTAACAGCATTGTTCCAAGTGTAGAAGCTGCTGCTGTATTTCTAAGTAACTTATTAGAAAATGCAATAAATCCAGCGACTGCTTTTGGTGCCATTTTAATTTCTCTTGATGAAAATGAAGTTTCATCAATTTCTGCACCCTCTTCAACCCATGTAGTAACTACACCAGAATAAACACCTTTATCACCGCTTTGATCTAATGCTGGAAAAGAAATCTCAGCATCTGGATTTTCGCCACCCGGGATAACTGTTGCACCTGCTCTAATAAATGACATCTCTGGTGTAAATGCTGTAATCATTTCTCCAAATTTTTGAGGTACTAAAAATCCACCCTCTGAACCATTGCCCATTGATTGTGCAGAAACAAAATTTAATCTTGGATCTGAACCACCAGCTTTTACAGCGTTCATAAACTCACCAAGGTTTTTAAACTCTTTTTCATCAACTAACTCAACATCTAAAACCTCTTTTGCAACTGGTGCATGAATTGGTGTTGACGTTGGTGCGTTCATCTCAGCATTTAAAGCTACTTGTGCTTCAGCTCTTACGATTTGACCTTTCAAAGCCTCTTGTTCCGCCATCAATGTGTCGTACTCTGTTGTTTGTTCTGCTGATAAATCAGCTCCATTTGCACCATCTAGTAGTGCCTGCATTGCTGCAACTTTAGTAGCTCTCGCTGCTATTAATTGTTGTAAATTCATTTGCTTACCTCCATATTTAATAAGTCAATTTGTTTTTGTTTAGTAGATACACTACTATTAATGTTTGTTTGTTCGGTTTTTAAAGAAGATAACACATCCTCAAAAACTCCCACACTATCCGCTAACCCTGCATTTACTGCATCTTCTCCAACAAATAAACCTCCTTGACCATAATTTTCTAAAACATATTCAAAAGATACATTTCTATTTTTTGCTACATCTGTAACGAACTCTTCACCTAGTCTATCAACGATTGTTTGGAGTTCTGTATCGCTGTTTTTATTTGGCGATACTTTTGATTTATAAACTGTTTTTTTTATTCCAAATTTTTCTAACATTTCAGAATCATCATAAATCTCTAACATCGCACCAATACTTCCAGCGATTGCCGTTTTACTAATAACTATATTATCTGTAGCACTTGCTATCCAATAAGCAGCACTCGCACCACTTCCAGAGATATAAGAAGTAGTAGGCTTTAGCATTTGTGAAACTTTTTGAGTAAACTCACTTATGCCATTTGCTTGACCGCCTCCACTATCTACATAGAAAACTACTTTGTCAACATCTCTATGATTTTCTGCAAAAGCTACATCTTCACTTAAGTTATCAACAGTTGTAAGATTGTAATAATCTGTAAAAATATTTGAATATCTAAAGATTGAACCTTTTACAGAAATAACTGCAATATTTCCGATAATTTGAACTCTCTCCGATGCTGATGTAGAGTATGGACTGCCATTTGCACTTTTTATATCAAATTTTTGTACTGCTGTGATTATCTCTTTTAGAGCTTTTTCAGTAATAGCCCACGGATACTCTGTCAAAATATTAAGCATTTTTTAACCCCTTTATAAAGCTTGATGCTTTTGGTAGATTTATCACAAATGGACTTCTTAAATAATTTAATATCCTAATCATTTGTTTTTACCTCTTGTTTTAAATTTTTTCCATCATTGACATTATCAACTGTTGTATATGACATTTGAATATATCTTTTATTACCCTCTGGAACTTCATTCATATCTTCAAGCTTAAGAACATCATTAATAGTGAATATTCCATTTTTAGTAAACTTATCATACATTTCGGCTCTTGCTTTAATATCACCTCTTAGAAGTGCTGATAAATTATGTTTAATATAATAACCTTCGGCTCTTTCTTCCTTGGTCAATAAATCACGCTGCATACATTGTTCAATTCTTATTAAAGATGGAGTTAGTGAGTAAATTACGAAACCTAGTGACAACTGCTCTATACTATTATAATTTGCTTTTTCAAGGTCGTTTATCATATGTAATGGAACTCTAAAAATAGCTGAAATATCTTGTTTTTGAAACTTTCTAGCTTCTAAAAATTGACTATCAACATTTGTCATAGTTATTGGATAGAATTTTGCTCCTCCCTCTAAAACCATTGGCTTGTTGCTGTTTTTCATTCCAGTCCAGCTTGAATCAAAGTCTTTTTTCATTCTATTAAATGATGTATCTGATAATTCGCCCTCGATAGAAAAAATACCCGATGGACTAGCACTATTTTTAAAGAATGAACCTGCATGAGCTTCTAATGCTACTGAAACCCCTAATGACTCTCTATTATATGCGATAGGGCTTATCCCGTTTATTCCATCAAGTGATAATCCGGCTACATTTAAAACTTCATCAAATTTAAGAGGTGCTTTTTTAGTTCCCATATCATATATAAATACAATTTCATTTGTTTTTTCAAGTCGTTTAGCACTTACTCTAGCCGTATCTAATCCCCATAATGAAACTATTTCGTTTTTTCTATTTCGGATTATTTGAGTAAAATGATTACCTCTTAAATTAAGATTAGTTATCATAGTTTCACGCCACTGCATAGTGGTATTTTCTTTGTTTGGATTGCTATTTAGTAATTTATATAAAGGATGGTTTTTTGCTTTAACTCTATTCCCTTTATCATCTTCTTTATAAAGCACTAAAGGTAGGCTTGATATTGATTCACTTAAAACACGATTACAAGCAAATACGACTGAATTTCTTAGTGCTGAATCTGCTGTTATTCTTACACCGCTTGATGTTTCTGCTGCACCATTGAATAGTTTTAGAAAATCATCGCTTGATGAGCTTGAATCCCATACTCCACCAAAGAAACTCATTTGGTTCTCATTTGGCTATAGATTATTGATATGATTGCGATTAGTGGGATTGCTGAAAGTGAGAATCCTAGATATAGTTTAGCTATTTTTTCATCAAGTAAGTATACACCAAGTGCGGATATTGCAACACATACCATAACAATGAAGAAAAATATTAATATATCTTTAGTAGGATTCATTTTTTACCTTTAAGCAATAATTTCATGCTCGTTGTATGTGCCATTTCCCTAAAAGGTAATTTGGTCTTATTGCGTTATTGTATCATAAATTTTTAAAATACGATAATTTTTATTCTTCTATATCCACCAAAAGAATATCAAAAAATGCTGATACCGCTACAGTTGCACTTGCTTCGGCTTCTATATAAATATCTGTTTTTTCTTGAATTTCCCTTGGAATAGCAAAAACCATCTCAATAAATCCTACCCCTAGTGAGTTTAAGGCTGCTTCCCCTTGAACTGTAAAGACTGAGCCAGGTGACCTCGCTTGCATTCTTATCGCAACTGCCGCCGCTTGCTTATTAGATATACCTGCCCTTTGAGCGACTAGATAGCCTTTTTTTCCTGCTGGCACAGTATAAGCTGCAATCATGGATGAATTATACCCTGCTGGAACTACTGCGAATATAACCGCTGTTGTAACACTTTGTCTTATTGTTATGTTTCCTACATTTACTCTGCCTGTACCTGCTTCTAAACCTTTTACCGTATCTAGTCTTATATATGATAATGTTGAGTTAACTTCATTCGTACCATCTAAGATTATATCCTCTGTTTGCTCTAAGTAGTCTGCATCTAGCCCCCATATTCTAATGGTTCTTAGTCCTGTTCCTGTTGAGTTATCGTCATCGCTAGAAGATACTATAGATACTATTTCCGCACCTGTAGCATCAAATCCGGTATAGCTTCCTCCACCATTCCATATCGTATCAAATCCACTTGTTCCGACTGTTGGATTTCTACCAAATTTTGATTTTAATTTATGCCCGGTAACATTACCTTTTGCAATATTTAGATAAAAATTACCAACATCTAAATTTCCATCTATTGATGATATTGGATTACCTGAACCATCTGATAAATTAGGAGATATGGAATAAGTACTATCGTTATTTTCGACTAATCTTACTTTTACTTTATCTTTCCATGAGTCGTTTTCTAGTACTTGGTCGTATGCTGTATTTTCTGCAAATAGTCCACTAAATAACAATATACTTAGTAATATATATCTAAACAATTTCATTTTATGCCTTTTTTTAATCTGCAAAAGTATATCATATTTTATAATATTCTCATTCCTCTACCCTCATATACATTCTCTTCCTCTTTCTCTTCAACGTCTTTGATTGCTATTCCTATCGCCATAGCCAATGCAACACCGCCATCTACTTTTTCAGTTGATTTTTCTTTATCAATTTTTACATTATCCGCTGGATCACGTTTTAATACTACATTTGATATATTCCAGTTTAAAACTTGATTATCTCCATGATTTAACTTATTTTGGAGTGATAAAACCTCTATTTGTTTAGTTGGTGTAGACATTGAAGCAAAACCTTGACCGAATGGAATCAAGTCCACTACCTCATCATTTGTAAGATTTGTGACTAAGCTCGAGCTATTCCATCTATCATAAGCACACATTTTCACATTAAATTTTTCACAATCTTTATGTATTTGAGCCTCTATAAAGTCATAATCAATCACATTTCCCTCTGTTACTATGATTAATCCCTCTTTTACCCAGTCAAAATATGGAACTTTATCACGTCTTACTCTCTCTCGCATCTGGTCTTTTGGTATAAAAAAACGAGGTAAAATATCGTAACCGCCCTCATCTTTAGGAAATATCAAGCACCAACATGATAAATCTATTACTGATGATAAATCAAGTCCAGCGTAACACAATCGCCCTTTAAAATCATCTTCATTTATTGGTGTTTGATTTGCAGTCCATACAGAGTGTTTAATCCATACTGTGGCTTTGTCACAAAATACGTTTAAATGTTTGGTCTTGAAAGATATTAGTGCCTCTTCAGATTGCTCAGCAAGGACTACTTTACCTCTCATGTAGCTAAACGTAGGACTTACTCCTAAGTTAGGATTAGACTTATGCCATACACTCTCTTTTTTCCAATAATTATCATCTTCTAAATCTTCATCGTCTGGCTCAAACATCACATTATAAAATCTTTCGTCCGTTATTATTCCTTGCTTTAGTTTTTTAGCGTATTGATATATTTCACGATAGAAAAATCCTTGGAGATTGTATCCCGCAGTACTCATAAATATTTCAAGCGGTTGTGACCTTGAAGCCATACCATCTGAAATAATTTGATACAGTTCTTTATTTGGATATGCGTGAGGCTCATCAATTAATATCAAACTAGGTCTTTTACCATCTTTACTATCTGCTGTGCTTGATAGTGCCTCATATTCATCTATAAATGCACCATTGTACTTAGATACTCTAGGAGGTTTGATAGTCATTTTTACCATCTCTTCTAATTCATCATTCTGTTTAATCATTGTAACAAAAGCTTTATGTAAAATCTTAGCTTGTTCTATTTCACTTGCTATTGAATAATGCTCTTTTGCTATTTCGTCATCTAAAAAGAATACTAAAAGGTTTATCAAACTCCCATACTCTGTTTTGCCAAGTTTCTTAGCTCCAAAAAAGAGAACCCGTTGATACCTACGTAATCCTTTAAATTCTCCATCTATATATTTAGTTCCAAAAATATCTATAATACCTTTTAATTGAAAGTCCATAAATTGAAAATTAATACCGCCTAAGTCTCCACTTGTATGTTTTATTATACTGCCTATTTTTATATAGTTAATGGCTAACTGTTTATCTATGTAATATTTTCCCTCTTTTCTGAGTTCTTTATCTTTTTTTATTATATATTCTTTGGCTATCTTGTGGTAATGAGAGGGTGGATATATTTTTGGTTTATTCATTTTTAAAACTCATCTTTTTGATTTAATACATCAAATACGCTTTTCTTTTTACCCTTTTCAATATCAAGATTTAAGCGATTGCGTACACCAATTCCCATCATAGTAGCAAGTTTGCTCATGTGAGTGAAGCATTTATCCGCAACTAAGAAATATGGATGAATTTTTAAGTTTCCGAAATCGTCAGTAGTTGTATCATCATTCTTAGCCGACATAGTAACCGCATTAATATACTTTTGATAACTTATCGCATAAAATAAAAGTAAACTTCTATCGACCTCTTCATAAGTTCCATTTTTAATAAGTAATTTTTCAACTCTTAAAAATTCACTTTGTCCTATTTTATTTAGTGGTGTAAATTCTTCATCATCTAAGTTTGTATTTTTTGGTTCATTTTTTAATACATCTGGTTTTTGTTCCTGGTCTTTTTTGATTACTTCTTTTTTTTTAGAAATTACTTTTTTTTTATCCTCAATCTTTTTTTTAAGTTTTGGATTTGTTTTTGATCTTTGAGCATTTGTTTTTTTGGCTACTTCTTTAATATCACTTTCGAGGTATAGATTTGCTTTACCTGCACCTTGGGATTTAATAGTGATATTGTTTGCTCTAACTATTTTATTCAAACCTTGGCGAGTGGTTATATTTAGGATTAAATAGGCTAGTCTACCTGTTATGTATTTATCTTCTTTTGCATTGAATTTATTTCCACATATACAGATTATAGATAAGTCCTCGTTTATCTTTTCAAATTTTTTAGACTTGCATTTAGGGCATATCTGTATTGTGAAGTTATCCATTGGCTACCACTTTATGATTCTCTTACCATGTTCATGAATTTTTCCGCAGTAAGATTTTTAAATTTTTCTATTTCATTAGCTTCTACAATATCATCTAAGCTCTTTTGTAATTCTATTGGTAAATCATCACGATGTTCTCTAATTGCAGATATTAAGTTTTTAACTAAGTTTAGGTTTAGAATATTCATCTCCATCTTTGCCATAATTTAATCCTTGATTAGTTTTTTTATTTTCTTCATGAATTTTTTAAGATTATGGGGTGCGACTAATATTCTCACTCTATATATGGATGGGCTTATATACCCATAAATAGATATAGAACATGGTATATTATTCTTTTGCATAGTTTTTTCTATATCTAGTCTTTTTTCACATTTAATATTTAACTTTATTTCTATTGATTGGTACTGGTCTATTTGTAGCATTTTAAATCCTTATTTTAATCATTTTAACCTGTAAACAAAAGTATATCATAGCGAAAACGGTTTACACCTTAATTGTTTACATGTGCAAGCGATAAAAAGAAAGC